CTTCCAGGCTTTCTGCTGGGAACGGATCGTTAGCAACCAGGTCAAGACCCTGGGTTAGTGGCTGAGAACGCAAGATAACAACAGTAACACCAGACGCTGGTGCGGATCCGAATACCACATTACCGCCACTAGCAGACCCTACTCCGCTGACTGTGTAATGTGTCGTTATGGTCTGTACGGTTTCAGTACCATCAGCTGCCCTGAGAATGACAACAAGATCCGACTGATCAAAAATCTTAAACGTGTATGCAAACGTTGTAAGTGAGCCATTACCAGAATAACTGACTTTGTTTGTTGAGCTAGATACTGTCATCGGTTTGCAGTCCTTTGTCTAATTTGTTCTTCTTTTTTTCGTTCTAAAACGTCTTCGTAAACTTCTTTAAGGTTATCAAATCGCAAGTTTCCTTCGGCATCTGTTTCTTTGAAAAGCTCTGGAATTGCTGCATCGTAAAAAAGTTTTTGCAGCTTTTTAATTTGTGTAATTTTGCCCTCACGATCTTTTGTTTTATATCCACTTCCAAAATCTTTTTTCTTTGCTCCGCTTGGTAATTCTAATTCACCAGTTGTCAGCAAAGTTAGTGCATCAAAAAAATTAAGCCTTGAGTTGCCAAGCATAGGCACAGATATTTTAATTTCTGTTTTTGCTATTCTTGTTAAGTCAGATTGCGCCCCAAAATTTAGCGGAATACCTTCTAAGCTTTCTTTATTGGATAGAGGCCAAGTTCCTGTTTCGCCATACAGCGCCATCAGTTCTGCTTCCGCGCCTGACAATTCTAAACCAGGTTCAATGCGAATACCTAATATTCTGTTACGAATAGCAGCTATGGGAGCATTAGCTAAAGATAAAGAAGAAGACTGTATAGGTTTGCCTAATGTGTCATATACGATAGCATTTGTATCATATTGATCATCAAACATACTATCCATGTCAGAAAATGAATAAACAATAGATAACAGTCGATCTAACTCGCTGTCTTTTATTGTGCCAAATTTTTCATCTCCCAAACGATTACCAGCTGGTGATGTGCCGAATATAAAAGAACCGCCTTCATCTTTTGCTCTTACATCTGCATCTGTATAATACTGAACGTCTTGGCGTGGTTTTACAGCGGTAGCATCTCCACCAAAAACACCGATATCGTACAAACCTCTTTGTATTCCACTTAGAGGATTTGGAACGAACCCTGGATAAGCTGCGCTTTGTGGGTATGATCGCAAAAGATTTTCTAAACCCTCACCGCGCATTGTGTCAACGATGTCTGCAATTCCTTTGAGCATCGGAAGTTCAGACATATAATCGGCAACAACACCGCCCATTAAAGCTGCGTGATTGAAAAGTGTATCTGTATATTTTTGCCCTGGCGGTAACTCAGATGCTTTTTGTGCGTAATCAGCTGATAAACCTATAATTGCACCTACTGGTTCAAAACCAGCATATGAAACATATTTTAATGGGCCGTTTGGTCTTCCGTATTGATCAAACAAAGGCATGTTTTCTGGAAAACCTTCGCCTCTTAAAACAAAGCTGTATGGTTGCCAGCCTGGTGGTAAAGCTTCTCTAGCTGCTTTGTTTCGTGGCCTCGATCCTGTTATTCTTCCTTCTGCCATGTGTTCGGCAAAAATATACATTGTCATTGTACCAAAAGCAGCCCGTCCAGCGGCAAGCTGGCGTTCTCTTGGTGACTTTGCGGCTCCTGGCATAAAGCTAGGTGCAACTGCTTTGTATGCGCCTAACGGAGAATTTTCGACTACGCGAAACATTGAGTTAGTAGGTGCTGTAGCAAACGGCAAAATAAAACGACCAAAGAAATTATTTTGAACTAAGCCAGTTGCTTTTTTAAGAGCGCCTAAATCAGACTGCATTGTGTCATACAAAGCTTTTTCTTCTAGCACCTCATCAACAGCTTTTGGGTCTAGCAGCAACATGCCAGCTTCTGCGAGCGCTTCTTCATCTGTTTTACCTTGCAGTATTAAATCACCGTATCTGCGACTTACAGCTGTGTAGAGTTCACCTCTAGCAGACATAACTTTGAAAAATTCATCTGCACCTAACAAAAATCTAAAAGGTAATCGCACTGCTTTGCCAGCGTAAGACAATGATTTGCCGTACACATTTTCTTCTGCCATACCAACAGGATTGTATATTTCTAAATCGTAACGGTTTTTTGCACCGCTTGGTATTTCAGATCTAAACGCTAAAGCAGCTGCACTTAATGCATCAGAAAAACTGTCTTTCCATCCTTTTACTCTAAGCAAAGCATCACGCATGTACACTTGATCAGGATCAATTGTTACGCCACGAATAGCCGCATATTTTCTGTATGCTGCGCCAAACGAACCAGCTGCTAATTCAGATGGTATTTGATACAGCATGTATGACCCAGTGCCTAAAATGTTTTTCATTTGTGTCGCTGGGTTAGACAACAAGCCTGTCATGTATGCCTGGTGAATAACTTCTTTTGTTTTTGCGTAATATGCTTTTATGGAAAATCTATTGATCCCACCTATTGGATCTTCACTTTCAGCAAGCAAACCAAAACGATCTACAAGCTCAAGCGCTGTTTCTTTGCCGCCACTTTCTTGCAGTATGCGCTCTGCACTTGTTGCTAAAAATTGTGCTTGATCTGAACCACCAACTTCTACTTGAAAAATATTAAATGTTCGAGCTGCTTCTGTTTGATTGCCTTTTGTTTGCAACTGAATACCAGCTTGTATGGTAAGCAGCCTACGAAAGTTAAACAAATCTTCCGCTGACGGTTCTACATCGTTTGCAATGTCAGCTTTTATTTTTTTGTAAATATCAAGCATACGCTCTGTGTTAATTACAAGCAGCTGCCTGGCAGCTAGTGTTTTTGCTGCATTAAATGAGCCATCACCAATTTGTCTGGATAATAATTCTTTTGTAAAACCTAACTCATCTTCTGCAAGTATTTGTGCTGCTTCTTGAATTGTTTGGTCTTGCGTTATCACGCCTCGTTTAACTAAATCTATTTCATCAGCAAAATCTTCTGATAAAACTTCTATTGCCTGGTGTACGTCTTCGCCTGTTAGCATTTTAGCAGTGTTAAAATCACCACCGTTTTTAATGCCTTTAATATCTGTTTTCATTGCCTCTAGACGTTCTAGAACTGACTTTGTTCTATCACCATCAAGTAAGTTATCAGGTCTTACACCCGATTTTTTTATTTGTTTTGTAATAACGCCTTTTGCTTTGTCTGTAACTTTTGTCGCTACTTCTCCCGCTTTTTTTGCATCGTCAATTGCAAACTGTTTTGCATCATCTAGCAGCTGTTGATCTGGCACTGGAAATGCTTGATATCCACGCTTTTTAAATTCTGCTAATGACTCAGGATCCTCTAGTACATCTGGCGCTACTTGCCGCTGCACTCTTTTGTAAGAATACAAAGGGCTTGATGCTTCTGCTAATGGTGTTTCTGCTGGTGTTGGTGGACGCCCTACTGGTACATCCGTTATGTTTTTTTGTGCAGCATCTGGATTAACAGGTTGCTCTGGAATTTTTACTGGTTTCAGTTTGCTTGTAAGGCCAGCTATTTTGCCAAGAGCTGCAACTTGCACACCTTGTGCTGGATCCGTAGCAAACTCTGTAGGCGCACCAGCAGCATCGATCTCTGCACGTTGTGTTTGCTCTTCAGCTAAGTCTTGTGGATTTACTGCCATTACTACATACTTTCGTCATCAATTTGTGCGCCAGTTTCGAGTAACGTAAGCCCACCTACAGAGAGCAATGGCAAACTGCCTTGCAAAAACTTTTTAAATACTTCGTCTTTTGGTTGGTTTAGAAGTTGTGCAGTTACATCAACTCGATCATTTATTAATTCAACAATCGTTTTAGGCTCAGACGCCAATCCTGTTTTTTGACCGTTTGCAAACCAGGACAATGATTGTGCCTCTGCTGGCTGCACTCCTAATTTATCTGCGACTGCTTTATATATGTCTGAGAAGATTGCGTATTCTGTCTGTACATCTTTGCCATCAATTTTTTGACTGCCTAACGTATCTGCAACCATTGTAGCTGCATCGAACGATGATGGATCGTTTTCATACATTTCTTGAAATTGTTTTGTTTTTGCCGCGTTTTTACCGCCTATAAAACGCAACGGTATTGATCCTGGCTGCAACTCATTCATAACATCAAACACTGCCCTAATAGCGTGTGTGTCCACTGTTACGCCAGCTAGGTTGCCTGATACGTTTTCTGCAAAGGTTGCTGGCTTAGGATTAGTTTCAAACGAAATACCGTCACCTTGCACTGCCTCTAGTAACTTACGATGGATACCATCTGCTTTAAGAGGTTGACCTTTGCTATCAAGCTCACCCTTACGACCTATCATCATAGGGTAGCCTTTTTCGTTTATGCCATCACCGCCAGGGCCGATAATGTCACCAATATCTACGTTTCGTTTCTGTTTTACTGTAGCAATAGAAGCGCTTCTAAGATTTTCTTCTGTTTGTGTTCGTGGGCTTGTTGCAGCATAATTAGATGCAAACTTTTTCAATTGCTCTTGTGCTTGCTCTTTTGGAATGCCTAATGCCACTGCTTTATCTATTAGCGGCCCAGTATGATAAAAAT